TTACGTTCAAGAGAAGGGTATGCTCTGGGGGTGGAACTATGTTATGGATCTCAATGACATGATACTCACTTTTCGAACCAAAGAGTTTGCTTTGAAATCTATCAAAGAATGGTATGGTTACAGATACAATAAGATCGTCAACATCACAGAGGTGTCGAATGAAAGACCGGATTAAAGAACTTGCTGTAGAGTCAAGAGATAGTTCGGGATACGAAAATTGGGAAAGGTTCGCCGAGTTGATTATTCAGGAATGTGTAGAGGTGGCATCAAGAGCAGATGACGATAACGAAGATTATAGTGCATGGTATTTGATTGAGAAACATTTCGAAGTGGAAGAGTAAGTGATAGAAAGAATAGAAAAAGCTTTACTTCACGATGATAGTGTAGTATAATAACCTCTGTAGTATGAAAGAATGTATGCCGCCTTAGCTCATTTGGTAGAGCAGCTGACTTGTAATCAGCAGGTGATCCGTTCGATTCGGATAGGCGGCTCCAATTTAATTCCAAAGTAGCTCAGCGGTAGAGCAGACGACTGTTAATCGTCCGGTCGTTGGTTCGATCCCAACCTTTGGAGCCAAGTAGCGAGAGATAGTATATGATGGAAGTAAACCTGATTGCCTGTAGTAAGCCTACTGCATACAGTGAGTGTGATACAGCAGAGCAGTTAGTGGCTTATGCTGCGCGTGTAAGTAATCCTGCTAATCAGAACAATACGGCGACAGCTGGTAAACTCGTCCGTTATCTGATTAAAGAGAATCATTGGTCTCCCCTAGAGATGGTTCACTTGACAATGGAGATTAAGACTACACGTGATATCAGCCGTCAGATTCTACGTCATCGTTCTTTTTCCTTCCAAGAGTTCAGTCAACGCTATGCTATGTCTACTGAGTTTACAAATACCCGAGAAGCACGCCTCCAATGCCCATCAAACCGTCAGGATTCACTTGTAACGAACGATCAGGAATTAATGGATAGTTGGGTCTCAAAACAGGAGCTCGCGTTAGAAGCGAGTCTGGACGCATATACGTGGGCATTGGATTCTGGTATCGCAAAGGAACAGGCTCGAGCTGTATTGCCAGAAGGTTTGACTGGGACAACGTTATACATGGCTGGTAGTTTGCGTTCATGGATCCATTACTGTCAACTGCGTATGGCTCATGGGACACAGCTTGAGCACATGGATATTGCGAAGCGCTGCTGGGAAGTTATTGGTGAAGAGTTTCCAGATGTGGTGGCATCGTTACAATCATGACATGGGATCACTTGTCACAGTTCGAGCAAGAGAAGTACATATCTCACGCTCATGACCTTATTGATAAGGGACTGTCTGATGAAGATGTTGAGGTGCTGGCAGAGAAGATATATGTGTCAACGACTGAAAAAGCTTTACATCATGTGCGAAGTGTAGTATAATATAATCTGAAGTTTGAGAAGCGCGACCATCGTATAATGGTTATTATAAGAGGTTTCCAACCTTTTGATCTCGGTTCGATTCCGAGTGGTCGCTCCAATATGAGGAACACTGTATGATTGATATGGCGATTAGATTTAGTATTGGCTTTGCGATCGGTTATGGTGCAATGTGGGTTCTACGAGCAGGTGGTTTATTATGACGTTTGAAAAGATTACTAGAAATGAGTTGCGCGATCTCTTGAGTGAGAATGTATTGCGCGTTACCTTTGATAAGAAGAATGGTGAGAAGCGTATTATGACATGTACTCTGAAGAAGGGTATAGCACCAGAGGTGAGAGGCACTGTACATATAGGAACCGGTACCTATAAGGAGTCGATGACGAGCCTATCAGTATGGGATATCAACGCTGATGGCTGGCGTGCGTTCTGTTTAGATAGAATCAAGAGTATAGAGAAGGCATAATGGCTTTAAACATTATTGATGATACACAGAAGGTTTCCCTTGGGCCGAGTAAAGATGGCACCTATGCCAAGGCCCAAGGCGGAACTGAGATGATGGCTAAACGTATTAGCGATATCGTCGAACGCGCTGGTCTCTCTGATCAAGTGAACGTGATACACTCTCGTGTACGCCATATAGATCCCGCCAAGAAGAACATCCTAGTATGTCACGACCTATGGAATGATCCTGAATCGCTCCACCTGAAAGACCCTGAGTTACGCAAGCGGTTTGACAAGATAGTCTTCGTGAGTAACCAACAGTTCCAAACCTATCACCTAGCACTGGGGGTGCCATACGGCGAGTCTGCTGTTATCCGCAACGCTATCGATCCAATTGAGTTGACCGAGAGCAAGCCCACAGATCGCGTCAACCTCATCTATCACACTACGCCTCATCGTGGGCTAGAGTTATTAGTCCCCTGTATGGAAGAGCTAGCCAAGATCCATGGAGACAATATACACCTAGACGTGTATTCATCATTCAATGCTTATGGATGGGCAGAGCGTGACGTACCATACGAAGGTCTATTCCAACGAATCAAAGATCACCCCCAGATGACCTATCATGGTTATCAACCCAATCATATCGTGCGTGAAGCATTAAAGCAAGCGCATATCTTTGCATACCCTAACATCTG